TATGGTGACAACTGTGTGACCATACCCACTCTTGCCAATGAACGGCTGCTGCCACGTTGACTGATAGCTCACTGAATAGGTCCCGGCTGGAATCAGGTCATTGTGAATCATGACCGCCTCACATCTTCAAAGATTATCAAGCTCTCTGCCGGATGTGCCTTGTTATATTGCAAGAGCACATACCGGTCACAAAGCCCACCGCTCAACACTCCACCGTGTGAGTCTAAGTCTCTGAAGAAATTGTACATTCTCCAGTCATCACTTGTCCAGTTCCAACCAAGAGGCGGTCTCACATCCCACACTGTTCCGGGCTGTCTGAACTCAACTGTCACATCACTCACACCAAGCTCAACTCCGTCAAGAGTTATCGTTGCATTGTGTAGTGTCATGGACCTCATGACAGATCAATGTCCTTCCCAAACTCATCCACCGGGATCATCCGATTCTTGAGCTTGTTGATCATGGACCGGCTGATCTTTGCACCGTCATTCACTGACACAAAGTGCTCATGATTACACCAGAATAACTCACCTGCTTCAAACACTTCCTTCTCTGGAGAAGGTGGCTTGACGTAGACTTCAATCCGATCACGCAACCTGTACTTCTGAGCACGTTGCTCACGGGTATCAACTGCAAAACTCATCCCACTACCTCAAACCAATCCTGCACAGTGTGCAATAATTTGTCATAATCACCTGATGTTGCTTCCTTCACAAAGGCATCAATCTCAGGACCTGATGCACCTGCCTTCTTCATGTAGTACTTGCACATTGTGATAATCTCAAAGCCCTTCCCTTCCATACCGGCAAGAGTGATCTCACCATACTTCTGACGTTCCTGCTCTTCAGACATGCTTCTCCCCCTGAATCATTCGGTCCAACAATGTTGGATCAGTTAAGTTGTTGAGCTGACGGTTGAGCACAATCCGCTTGTTGCGTTCGTTCTCCATTTGAGTGAGACGGTCATCAAGGTTGTTGATGAATCGTGACACTGCTTCAAGTACTGGCAGCAAGACTTCAATCAATGCTGCTCTGAGATTGTCCAACGCTTCGCTGAGGCTCTCTGGTTGTTTTTTGTTTGTCATGGCTTTGGTCTCCTTATACCAAAATGAACCGGACCCCTATGCAGGAGTGACCGGTCCAAAGTTACCTGATTGATATTTGTTGACTACATAGTACTTGCTGCCGTTCAAGCGTTGTACATACAGCCTCGCTTTGATGCCGTGACTTCGCATGAGCGAAGCAACTCTTGGATGAGTGAGAGTCAATTCCTTGACTGATTCGCTCATGATGACTGTGTAGTCTTTGTTGTGTATCTTCATGGCAATGGTCTCCTTTGCCTGTTTTATTTGATAGTAACCTCAGTATATCGCAACCGCTTACTATTTGTCAACACATTTTTCAGACTTTTTTGTGGATGGGTGTGCATAACCGTGATAGTCCATAGTATAATGAAGAGGTCCGGGTCAGGTTATGTCTTTAGGCTCACTCCTTTTGTGCATTGGTCTCCCTGTTTGGGTGTCGCAAGGCATCACCGGACGCTATGATTATGCTATAATGTAGAAGATCCTGAGCGGTGCCAACCCCCTCTCAGGATCATTTTTGTTTCACTACCTTCTGAATATCTAGCAGCACATCCGTGAGCATTGTCGCTCTCTCACTGTTTAGGTTGAGCACCAGAGATCCTTCATACATGTACATCTTGATCCACCAATTGCCATCATCAGACAAGTTAAACCTGACAATGAACTCAGTGTCAATGGACCTATAGAATATCTGAGTCAGATCATCAACATGGTGCACCTCTTTGGTGAAGCTATGCATGGTATGCCTTGTCCTTCTTCACACATGAGATGAAGTATGCTCTTGGATTCTTGCCTAGTTCAAACGCTGAGGCAACATGCCGATCAATCGTGCCACGCTCAAGTCTCCATGCTACCTTCAGGAAGAGCGGTCTGTGTTCTGGTGACTGGAACTTATTGACCAAGTATTCAGCAATGTTGTCTGTCTCCTGCTGTGTCTTCTTTGGTTTGTTCCTAGGAATCCTAGGAGTTTCAAGTTCTTGTTTCCTAGGTCCTAGGAGTTGATTGATTGCTTGCATTGTGGCACCACCTTTGGTATACTTATTTTAAGTCACGTTGATACTAGCCCCCTCTGCATCGCAAGGGGCATCTTCATTTTCTGGACTTTGAACAAACCTCAGATGCATCATGAGGGTGCAAAGAACAGAGGTCAAAGAGTACCAATGACCGGTTGATATTTACCTGAAGCATAATAGTCACATTGATACTTCAGTACCTACTATCATAGCTCATTTTGGCATGGCATTCAAGACGTGCTTATGCCTGCACCGGATGGTCCTGTGGAGAACCACGCTGCACCACAGTTGATGGCTGTGGAGAAGTAGGTGCATAATTGTGGAGAACTCTGGAACATTCAGCCCGGAGCCAAAAAATTGATATAATGATAATGCTAAAGGAGACCAAGCACAATGAAGAAGATGCACATCATATTATTGGAAGAGCCGGGCAAGTCCGGAACTCCAGAAGACACAATCACAGTTTATGTGAGCAGACATGGCAGCCGTCATGATGCACTGCTCCGGATGCACATGCAAGGCATCCTGCCAAAGTACCGGGTAGTCAGCCACACTACTGCACCGGCATTGAGGACCCTGATATTCATGTGGTTCCCAACATTGGAAGTCATCAAGTTCCAGTTCAAGAAGCTGACCCTGATGACATGGTTGAAGTATTGGGTGGCATTGCCACTTGCAAAACTATTCACCGGCAGCACCCGGAAGAATTGGCAGAACATTGGGCAGTATGACCAGAAGACAAAGCGTGTCTTCCCGGTCCCGGATGGGGAGAAGCTCCATGACTAAAATCAAACAATATCGTTGCCCACACTGTTCTGCTGAGTATGTTCACGGTGGAAGTATTATCAGCCACCTTGTTGAGAAGCATGACTATAAACCATTCCAGTATCAGAGCACCGTCAGCTCATTCAAGGAGAAGTGTGCAATCAGCCCGGAAGACAAGCTCATCAAGAAGGCGATTGACTTCGCAATCTATGGGAGCATAAACAGATGACCAGAGATGAACGCTTCAAAATCTGGAGAAGCAGGCAACCATATTGGATGAACGTCATCATAGATTGGGCACTGTTCCTAAAGGACATGCTTGCATTGCTCCTTATTGGGACCGGCATCATGGCACTCATTGCAGTGTTGGTCCTATGGCTTCTGCAAACAGCAGGCAATGCATACTCAGGATAGAACTCTCTGTCATTAGTCAATGCTTGTGGCTATAATCAGAGGGAGAGGGATTAGTCAATGGCAAAGAAGAAGATAATCATAGTCAAGAAGAAGCAGGCTGCAAAGAGCGGTCCTGTTGTTGATGTCATTGGCAAGGGGAAGAACAAGCAGAAGGCACCCACTCCCAAAGTTGTTGCTGAAGTTGCTGAAATGGTGAAGAGCAACAAGCGTCCAAAGGATGCCAAAGCCACACCATCCAAAGCCACCATTCCAGTCAAAGCGGTCCAAAAGTCCGGAGCAAGGATTGATTGGAGTGCTATCAAAACAGCATACGTCACCGATCCCAAAGAGACTCACCGTTCACTAGAGGCACGATTCAAGGTGTCACGGAGTGCTATTGCTAACCATTGCAAGAAGGAAGACTGGTCAAGTGCACGTCAAGAGTGGCTCAAAAAAGCAGAGTCTAATGTACTAGCTGCAGCCGGTGAGGACCGTGAGGAAGCCATCAGTGCCCTCACAAAGAAGCATGAGACATTGCTCAACTCATTGTCTGAGAAGATCACACAAGCCACTCAGGAGCTGTCTATGGATGAATGGGCAGCAAAGAATCTGGAGTCTCTGGCAAAGGCTTCAAAGCTAGTCATTGAAGGGGAGCGGTTGACTGTAGGACTTCCGTCTGATGTGAAGGGACTGTCAGATCCAAGAGGTGACAAGCTCAATGTCACTATTGAATCCCTTCATGAGAAGGCAAAGGAAGTTCTCAATGGCAAGAATAACAGCTGATGATGCACTGCTCACGCTGCAGGCAATGCAGCAATCACCACGCTTCTTTGTAGAAGAGATGCTTGGTGATGCCATATGGTCCGGGCAGGAGTCAATCATGAACTCAGTCCGGGACAACTTTGAGACGTGTGCACGATCATGTCACGGCATAGGCAAGACGTATGTGGGAAGCCGGATTGCACTCTGGTTCCTCAACAGCTTTGAGAACAGCATTGTGATCACCACCGCTCCTACCTTCCGTCAGGTTGAGAAGATGATGTGGAAGGAGATGAGAGATGCCATGAACCACAGCAAGGTCAGGCTGGCAGGCAAGATGCTCAAGACTCCAAACCTCAGAGTGGATGAGAAGTGGTATGCAATGGGACTGTCCACAAAGGACCCGGACATGTTTCAGGGGTATCATGCAGAGCACATTCTGGTCATTGCTGATGAGGCTTCAGGTATACCGGAGAAGATCTATGATGCCATAGATGGTGTGACCACCTCACAGAACGCAAGGATCTTGATGCTTGGGAACCCAACCAATCCGCTTGGACGTTTCGCAAAATCATTCAAGGACCCAACCACCGGGAAGATCCACATCTCAGCATGGGACACTCCCA